ATTGTTCTACCAATTAAATCTGCTGTATCACCTGTTAATGATTGAGCAGTTGATTGTATCGCCCTCATTATTTTTTTAGTATCAAATTGGCCATCTGAAGCTCTTAACATTTGTTCTCTAGGATAAATTACTTCAGCAGCTTCATTAAACAATAATCTAAAAAATAATTCGTGGCCTCTACTTGTGCCTTTTGATCTGTAAAGTGTTTTTACATTTTTAATTAAATTTCTTTTATCTAAACCAGTTGCTAATGTTTCAGGTAAAGTATTTAAAAATTCATTTCTAAATTTTGTTAAAAAGTTTGATATTGCTTTATCTGGATCACGGAAGTTTAATAACTCTTGTATATTAGTAACAGGATTTGGTTTATAATTATTAATAACTGCTTGAGCACCTGAACTAGCACCAGTTACAATTTCATTCATAACAAATTTATCTTGTGCTGATATGAATAATCTATTATTTGTTAAGTCTTCGGTTAATACTGTTGATGTAGCGCCTGAAGTAGCACCTGTAATTATTTCACCTCTTGTAAATTTACCAAAAGATGAGTCTTCTAAAATAATTTTGTCGCCAGCGTCTAATTGTGTTCTATCAGTATCTAAACGAGAAGCGTCTAATACTAAATTATTTGATTGTGCTGTTTCTGTTTCTAGTGTAATACCATCTGTTGATTCAATACTTGTAACGGCTAACTCTGCCGATTCCATAAAAGTATAATAACTTTTAACAAACTCTAAAAATTTAGGGTGGTCTGATAAAACAAACTCAGGAACTTGTTTCTCTATTAGTAAGGATAATTTGTCTTTAAAATTGGCCATTAGTAACTACTTGTTGTTGTGTATCCTACGCCAGCGTCAGCAGAACCTCCAACAAACGAGTCAGCAGTTACAGTAATTGATGAATTAGCAGTATCAATTTCTAATATTTGATTTCTTACAGGCACAACATCATTTGAATTTGGTTTTACAGTTAACTCAATTACGGTTGAAGCAGAGCCTCTAATATTAGATATAGAAGCTATGTTTAATGAGTTTAGTGTAATTTGACCAGTTGAATAATTTATTGTACCTTGTGTATTGTTAGCATATGTTCTAACACCAGAAACTATGTAATATCTTCTAACATTTCCTGCTCCATCATCATCTAAAAACATTTCGTTTGTTGTATCGCCATCAACTTTAAATCCTGTTGATTCTAAAATACCACCAGCCGCTGAATTGTGGCCAGAGTGAGGATTGTATAAAGTATTTCTAAAGTAAATATTATATAAAGTTGAACTATTTAAAGTTGGTGTAAATTCTTTTCTAATTTTTAAAGTTGTTATATTTGATAGTATTGATGTATCAGTATCGTCAATTGCTTTTGAAACTTTAGAGTATCTAAAAACATTATCAAATTTTTGTAAATTATTTGTATTAAAATTTGTTAAAGCAGTTAAAATTTCAGACTTTATAGTATCACTTGTTTTTATTGTGGCATTAGTATCATATTTAACATTACTTGTTAATAAAATAGATGTTGTTTCTGGATCAACAATTTCTGGTACGACTGAAGCTACATTGAATTTTTTTAATTGTGTTACTAAATCAACTTTAGTAGCATTTGTTAAAGTAGAACCAGAGGCAGCCTTGATTGAAATTTTTACTGTGCCGTAAACAGGTGTTTCTTCATCTTCTCCACCCCAAGCTGAAACGGCCTGAGCATTAGGATATAATTCTAAAATTTTTGTTTCATAATCACTTGTTGTAACTGCTCTGTCTTGTGCTGAATATTGTAAAGGAGCATTAAATCTAATTGACTCTTTTGTTTGTGGTTCTGAACCGCCTTGAGCATTTGAAACTGTTGAAATAGAAACATCTGAAAATCCATCAATTGTTCCTGATAAAGTAAAAGCAGAAGCACCATTAGCCTCTGTTTTGTTAGTTACAACATATTCTAAAAGTACAATATTACCATCTGTTAGAGATTGGCCTACAATACCATCACCAAAATAAACTTCAAACTTACCTTCATCACTTTCTTGTAAAAAGTAAACTTTACTTTCATCATTTAAACTTGTAAAACTTGTAGCCTTTGAATAAGTGTTTGTAGTTGTATCACTTGCTGAATTTTGAATTGAAACTTTTAATGTTGTTGTGTCAGCATTAATTGATGGTATAATAAATCTTTGGTCAACATCTGAACTATCAACTGTGTATTTAAAAGTAACTAAAGTACCTTCAAAAACTTCTAAACTTTGAAATTGATAAACACCCTCTGACGGTGAAATTGTTGTTTCAGCATTTGTAACAAATTGATAAGAAGTACCATTAACTGTTGTTGTAAAAACTGTGCCTTTAGCGGCCGTTATTGTAGCAGGACTACCCGTTACATTATTCATTGTAATATTAATTAAAGCAGATGGAGCTTTTGCTGATGTAGGAGTATAACCTAACATCTTTGCTAATGATACAATATTTTTTCTAATATCTGCTGAGTCTAGGTACATTTCATTTGCTAACATATTAGCATTGAAACCTAAGTAATGTGTGTTGTATGCCAGTAAATCTAATAATATAGCAAAACCTGATCCTTCAAAGTCATAATCTTGGAACTCTGATTGATTTTGTAAAAATGTTTTTAAGTTTAGTTTTATTGCGTCAAAATCTAATTCTGATACTTCTAATTTATTGCTGGCCATATTATCTTAATCTTTCTAAAAAAGTTTCTACTGTTACCGGTAAAGTTGTACCAATTACATAAAAAGATATTCTTAATGAATAACGATTTAAGTCAGCGTTTGGCCGAGATAGAACTTGAACTAATCTAATTCTAGGCTCAAAATTTGTTAAAACTTCTTCAACTTTTCTTTGTAAATTTAAAGATGTTAAAGGTGTTATTGGTTCAAATAATAATCCTCTGACACTACTGCCTATTTCAGGATGAAAAGGTCTCTCATAGTGACTAGTATTAATTAAGTTACGAACTGATCTTTTTACTGCTTCAACATCTGTCAATTTATTAACGTCATTAGTAGTAGTGTTACGACCAAAGTCTAAATCTAAATCTTTATAAATTCGACTTGCTCTTTTACTTTTATTTGATACGTTTTCTACACTATAACTTGACATAACACCTAATATTTATAAGACTATCCAGCAAATACGTTAGATGAACCTGAAGTCATTGCTCCAGCGTCAGCACTATCACCTATTCTTGCTAATGCTAAACCCTCCACAAATACCGTTGAAGAACCAGCGTTTACCTGTGCTACGTGATTAGCACAAGGTGGTAGAGGTGGAAAAGGGTGAGGCACCGTTTTATCTGTTATTCTTGCCATTAGTAAACTATTAGCAAATACGGTAGATTGAGCAGGTGTTGTTAATGTAGTCGTTGAACTACAAATATGACCTGTTGATAAACTATCTCCTTTTCTACAAGCGGCTGGCATTATTTTCCTTGGCCGTTATAAAATTTTAGACTTCTTTTTTTGTGTTTGTTCATTGAACTCATTTTACACTTACCTTTTTTAGACGCTTGAGAAGTCTTTTTTGGCATACTTTGATGAGCAACGTAACTTTTCGCTAGTTTTGCCATTATCTACCTGCTTCTCTAGCTGCTTTTAAAGCTGCTTTCTTTTTTTCCATAGCAATTGATTGTCTAATCTTTCTTCCCATTGGAATTTGAATAGATTGACTAATTTGTTTGCCTTTTTTAGTGATATATTCAACACTTATAAATCTATCTTTGTAATCCCCTTGTACTGACATTACGGCCTTCTTTAAACTCATTGCTTCTTTTTCTTTTTCTTCGCCTGCTTCGTTCCAAAACAGATATTTTCTCATTTTTGCCATTTTTTTTTATCCTATATTCAAAATTTAATCTTTTATATTATTTATGTTAGAATTTACAACGTGTTTTTGCTTGTAATTTTTCAATTTGAACAATTCCGTCAAGTGATTCGCTCATTGATTCGTCTGAAAGCTCAAAATCTGGCGAAAATTCACAATTTTCTATTTTTTTTGAGCAGGAAGTGAACAAAACCAGAACAATTGTTAAAAAAATAGTAATTTTTATCATTTTTTTCGCTTTTTTCGCTTTTTTTGCTTGCTTTTTACTATTTATTCTGGTATATTGGACGAGTAATGACAACAAAAACAAAAGGAAACACTATGAAAAAAATATACGAATATATTACAATGACATTATTTGTTATTGGTCTATTTTCTTTAATAGGTGCTGTTGGTGCCGTTGAAGCTAATCAATTTTTATTAGGCGGTGCTATGGCCTTACTAGGTATTGCTACTTCAATACTTGGTCTATACTCACAAGAAATGGAAAAGGAGATCAAATAATGACTATACACGTAAATTGGACTGCTAAAGATTTAAATGAAGGTATCTCAAATATGATGTTAGGTGCTAAAGCTGATTATGAGAAATTTCATACTTCTAATGGTAGAAAAGAAATAGTAACAGGATCATATGGTGATACTGAATTAAAAGAATATGATAATAAAACTAAAGTTAGTTTTGGTAAAAAATTTATCAAAGTTGTACAAGGTACAAGTGTATTTGCTTTTATCGTAAAAGAAGATACTGATAAATTTAAAAAAGGTGATATATTGAAGCCTGCTGGTTATAACGCTCCTGCTCAAAACGGTGCTAGAGGTAATGTTTTAACTGGTAATTATTATATTAACTGGACTGGCCCATTGTATATGGATAGTCAAAGAAGATTAAGAGCATAATATAGAAAGGACACTATGATACTATTAACTGAACTGAATAAACAATTATCTAGCCTTAGCATTGAGGACTTGAATATAACAAAAGATTATATTAAAGACTTAATTGAGGCTAAGATTAAAACAACACTTAAAGTTGGTTCTAAAGTTAACATTGTACAAAAAACTAAAAAGACGCCTGGCGTAATTACTAAAATTATGAGGTCAAAATGTTTAGTTAAATGTTCAATTACAACTTACAGAGTACCTATGAGTATGTTGGAGGCCGCTTAATGTTGTACGCTGATAAAATTATGAATACAGACAAATACAAAGAACTCAAAGATGTAGGTAATAAGATTGCTAAGCAATATCTATCTACAAAATTTGAGTGTAGTGTAGCTAAGGGTATACCTATGAAGTATCTATCTTTTTATAAAGAGTTTTCTAAAAAAGTAAAACCTTTGAGATTTAGATATAGAGGTAATTCAAAAAAAGGCTATAGTAGGCCTACTTCTTTTTGCCATATGGCTTATGCTGATACTTTTGCTATCTACCATAGATAGACAAGCAGGTGTAGTTTAATGGTAAAACGTTTGTTTGTGGTACAAAAGTTATCTGTTCGATTCAGGTCACCTGTACCAAAATTTTAATTCCTTTGTTGTTATGAAAGTGAAACGGTGCCGTAATGTGGAGGTGAGGCACCGTTTCTATGATAGAGTTAAACTCTATCGTGGTGTGGTATAGTTATTTATACAACT